TGGCTAGTATATTTATTTTAGCTTCATTAATTAAAGGTTATATATTGTTGTACGCATTTTTAACTTTTGTTTTTCTATTTAAAGTTAATTGTGCTTGTTTAAAATCAGATGCCAATTCTTCTTTTAATTTAAAAACATCTGTTTTATATTCTTCATTTAACTGATATTCTTTAATTTTTTGTTGTGTTTCTAATTTATTTAAAGCAACTTCTTGATCTGCTTCTGCTTTTTGAAACTGACTAGCAATATTAGTTAATTTATCTGCTTGATTACTTAGTTGTCTATAAGGAAGTGTAGCAGCATCGCTAATATTAGGAATAGCAAATGGCACGCCACTTGTTCGTTGCGATACGTTTTTATTTTCAAAAGTAGGAATTTGTACCATATTAATTTAATAAACTAGGTGGATATTTACTATACAGCTTTTCTGCATTAGAAATTTGTAATTGCATTATACGTTTCATGTTGTTGTTAGAAATATCTATTAGTTGTTGTTGTTTACTAAACATTTCATTATTTAATATTTTTTGATTTGCTGCTTGTGTTTCAATTAAATTATTTGTTGCATATGCACCAACCATTGTACCCGCTGCATTAAGAAATGAGGAAGCTCTTGCTGCTCTTGCATTAAACATTGCAACATTACCTTCCATTCGTGCCATTACTGCTTGTTGTCTAGAATCATCACTCATTACTTGTGCATCGTATAAAATGTTTTGACGTTCCATTTCTGCTTCGGTTAAATTATATTCTAATATTTCAAGAGGAGTACCAGCAAGTTTAACACCCGCTTTCATGTAGGCAGCTATGGTAGATGATTGTTGCTTGGCAAAGGATTTATTAAAAACTTTTACATTTCTATCGCCAATAGCCAACGCTTGATCTGCTTTACTGTCGTATATTTCTGCATTACGATCAGCTATTGATTTTTGATAACGACCAGCAGCCATTGCTGACTGACCAGCAAGTAGACTTCCCGCTGCACTTACACCAGCAGCTATAATCATAGGAGGCGCCATTATTTAACCCTCGCAAATCTAATATAATCTTCGTTGTTTTGATATTTTATCATTAATCCTTCTTCTTTCATTCCAAGCCATTGTGCAAAACGATGACCTAATAAAAAATCTTTTTTTACTGCTGTTTGCAATCTAGTAATGTTGTATTCCTTAATTAAAACATTCATTACTTTTCTTATTATTTTAGCTGCACCAATGCGATGTTGCCAAATCAAATGTGAACCCATTACCCAACATTCAAACACTTCATCCCAAATTGGTATAACTCCACCAGCACAAACAATTTTATTATCGTAAATAACAGTGAAAGACATATTTTCTACTTCCAACCCATTTAATTGTTCATGGTATTTTTTATCTATTTCTGTTTGTGGATCATTCATTAATGAATTTACCATTTGGTGTGCGTGTTCTTTTTTAAATTGTATTAATTCTAAACTACCCATCATTAACTGTCAGCATTGGATAAATAGATAATAATGTTAATGGCAGTGGTTGTGTCTGTCTAACATACACATGACCATCTGTATTAAAATCATCTCTAAATTCAACTTGCTTATCCCCTGTAAATAGTGGAACAGCAGTGTCCATTGCCGCAGCGCTAGATCGAAAAGGTATGCGTTCCATATCTGTTAGACTCGCACCCACCTCAACTCCAACAGTTTCATGGAGTCGTAAAGTTACTTCGTTAATTCTTTTTGTTTTTGACTGTGATGTACCTTCATTACTTCGACTTTCAATACGCATTGTTTGTAATAATGACGTATAAGGTAATCCAATATGTACTTTTGTTGAAGATCTATCTAATGTTATTGCACCACTACTAACTGTTTTATTAGGATGTGTTGCTCCATCAGCTAGTATCGTTACCGATTGACCTTCTAAGTGATCTAATCCAGATATACTTGTTGTTGCTCCACCAGAATAGGTTAATCCACTATCAACAAAAAAAGCATCTGTTTGATCTGTTCCGTAATCAAATAAAGTTAAATATTCAACATATCGTCTAGTAACACTGTTAATTGTGCGTTTAACAATAATATATAATTCATCTTCATTTGAGTCAGTTGGAATGCTCGCAACACTCTCTACAACCGCTTGTCCAGATCCAAATGCACCACCTAAAACATGACGATGCCATCCAACAACTTCTTCTGCTCGTGCATACGTTAGACCTAATAATGTACCATCAGATCTTACACACCATAAAATACTATCTGGCTCTTGTTGGTATGCCATTTCTAATATACCACCATCACTAATATGTTCTGCCAACAACGTCATATCTTGAGCTTGGTATTGGTCAATATTTAGATTGTATGTTAATTCTCTAATTTTTCTTTTAGCACGTTGCAAAAACATGGTAACATTTTCTATTTGAACTGCATCTACGTTTGCCGATCCATAACTGGATTGTTTTTGTATTTGGACATTTGTTGGAGTTATTGGTAATGTTGTACCAGAACCACTAACAACAAATTCTCCTCCTACTGTACCAACAATCAACGATCGTTGTGCAGACATATAACGAATAGCATTAACTTTATTAGATGCTATTGTATAAACCATTGCATCTGCATCAGCTGATCCAGTTGTAAAATTTTCATAAGAACCAGATTTACTAAACCACAAAGTTTGTGGATTATTATTTGATCCCGCAAAAACTAATCGTTGTTCAAAAAAAGTTACACTACTAGGAAAGTAATCTGTTGTAGTATTTAATACTGGGTCTGTTAATTTATTAACTGTGTCTGATCCACCAGCAGAAAATGTACCATAGCTGCTAGTGTTTAAATCTGTACCACTAGAATCTTGTAAATTAAAAGTTGTTGTTGATCCAACAGTACCAACTTTATAGACATTACCATTTAGTTGTGTCATTCCCCCAATGTTTGTAAACGTAACAAAATCGCCTTCTAACAATCCATGAGTTGTAGACGTTGTTACTACTCCAGGATTTGCTTTTGTAACAGCACTAACAGTTTTATCTTCTGATGTTACTAATGAAGGAGTTGTTATTGTCCAACTTGTATGTCCAGATCGTGATAATTTTCGTATAGCATAACCTGGATGAACCAAGTACATTAAGTCCGCACTTTGTGCAAATTTTATTGTTGGTAAATCAGCAGTTACATATGGCGATGCAATTTCATAAATTTTATTTGCAACACCAGCAGAACCATACGCTGTATAACCAGTTGTATTAACATTGTTTCCATCAACGTCTTGTATTTGAAAAGTGTTAGTCGTTTTATTTGCAACTTTAAATGTTTTACCATTTAATTCGGTCATTCCAACAACGGATGTAATAATAACATGATCGCCATTGGAATAACCATGGGAGGTAGCAGTTATAACCCCAGGATTAGCTTGGGTTGCACCACTAATGGTTTTATTACTTTCCGTAATAATACCTTGGTCTTTATAAAAACGTATATATTGATTACCAAACTCCATAATGTAAGTTTGTGTAGTTGAAAATTCAAAAGGAATTAATCGTGTTTGTGCAGAACTTGTTTTTACTTCATGAATAAATTTAGTACCAGATCTACGACTAGCACCACCATGAGGATGTATTAACATATTTTCTAATGTTTTAGTGCCATTAAAATATTTGTTTAAATCTGTTCTACCATCCAATCTAGGCGATAATTCGCCAGCAGTAAAATTGGTAAAGGCAACAGTTTGTTTAGCCATTAGTACCTCGAATTAATAAATGATCCAGCGTCTAAATTATCTGCTGTTCCTTCGGTTGCGTCTGCAAATCTTGCTTCACGCAATTTTTCTAAATAGGTTTCTTTCATTTGTGCTGCTAAAGACGTAGAAGATGTAATTGCATAACATAACTCAGACGCTAATCTTGCAGCAATTGTTTCTTGAAGTAATGTATCGTATTCATTTACATCAGTAATTTTAGCAATATAAATTAAATAAATTGTTGTTTCATCTGTTAATAATTTTCTACCTTCAACTTTAAATTTTTGTCCGTTGTCTAAATCAGATGATGATCCATCGTGATGACCACCAACTTTTAAAACACGCAAACAATCAGAAGGTAAAGTATATTGATAGGTATATTCATGTGTTGGTGTATCTGTTTCAGCAGCTAATTCAACACGCTTAATTAAACAATTCCACGCATGACTACGAAAAATTGCATCACGCACTGGTTCATAGCGTTGGTTTAATAACCTAGCGTTTTTACTATCTTCCGTAATATCTGTAATGTTGTTTGCACCCAACATATTTAATGCTGAGTTACATATTTCTACTTTAGATGCCATTTACTTTTTCTTCTTTGGAAAACCCGCTTTCATATTTGCATATGATTTTGGACTTATTGTCGATTTAGATTTTGATCTGGATGTACCAGCTTTTTTTCTTTTATTAATATTTCCGTATAAACTATTTTTAGTCATTGTTTCTCCTATAAAAAAAAAGGGGGATTCAAAAATCCCCCCATAGTATTTATTGAGTATAGTACACCCAGAAATAAATAGTACCTGTGATACTTGCACCACCAGTAGTAATTATTAGATCTGTCGCACTTGATACTTTGTAACCAAGACCAGCAACAGCAGTATTAGCAGCCGTTGAGCCAGCTAACATTGATTGTGCTTGTCCAGCAGCATTCCATGTGCCTACGGCAGCAAGGTATCTGTCATCATCGCCAGAATCTCCAACTTTTAA